CAGAGTGGAATTGATTTTGTTGGATATGCTGATCTTATCGGTGAAGTTGAAGGGGTGAATACTGTAGTTGATTGGAAGACAGGAAAAGAAAATCCCGAATGGAAAGAAAAGATTCAGGGTGGAATGTATGTAAAGATGTTCTATGAGATGTATGGAGAGTGGCCTGAATCGATACAGTTTGTCTATCTCGATGAAGGTACTCGGTCTGTTCACAGCCGAATTAGCGATGGAGAAGTAATGTGGAATAGTCAACAGAATCAATATTGGGAACAGATTAGTGGATATATTAGCGATATGACTAACTCTGCTTTTTCGGGAGAATTTGAGGCCAAGCCCGATTCAAGTCGTTGTTATTTTTGTGACTATAAATTTGCTTGCTCTGATTATATCGGTGGAGAAGGCTCTGAACCACAACATTACGAAGTTGAGGGTGTAATCTAATGGAGAAAAACAGCGTAGAAAATCACGTTATCAAGGTTAACGAAGAGACGTATAGACTCACACACGATCCGTGGACGGGTGATTGGTGTGTGGAATCAACTGATACTTTAATTCAGCAAGACTACTTTAGAACAAAAAAAGGCGCTGTTGAGTTTATCATGGAGTTTTCAGGAATGATTGAGAATGGAAATTACGAATACGCTCCTGATAGGACATTTTAATGACTAATATAGAAGAGTTAATGAAGTGTCCAGAATGTCTTTGCGAAGGTCACTTTGAAATAGTTCTCTATAAAAAGAAAGCTACTGCCCGTTGTGAAAATTGTGGATTTACTGTTAGCGATAGGATTCCATATCCTAAACATCGACATGATCAAAATGGTTGTTTTTATTCTTTCAATATTGGAAGTGTCCGGCCAAGGTGGACTCTTGGAGATGATGAATTAACTTGCTCTCAAGAAGAATGGGACGAAAGACATAAGTAGTGAAAGACTAACTAACAAACATGGCATCAGTAGAAGCTCGGTGTACTCAATGTGGAAGTAAAGAATTTGGAAGTGCTGAGAACAATAGTAACAAATATGATTATCGCGTTTATAGTCATGAACTTCGTCATGGTACAGGGCGAGAGCATGGAGTAGAGCTTCTTGAGTGTCCTACTTGCGACGAAGAAACTGTTCATAACCGCTGTGGAAAAAGTGCGCCAAGCTCGGGCCGATAATGTTTGTAAAACGTTCACCACACAAAATTATTGTTGTAAAAGATACAAGCGGTGAAAAGAAGAAGGTCTGTAAGTGTCAATTAAAAGAAGAACATATTACTGAAGATGAAAAAGTAGAATTCCCTGTATATGAGTGTCCTGAAATGACACGTAAATATGGTTTCGGGACCGAGAATGGTCTTCAGTAAGATTTAAACCGGAGGGCGTTCTTTTTCTTTGTATGTCGGAAGCTGATACTAATGAAGAGGTATGGAGTAAAGAAGATATTCAACAGTATATGGAAGATCACGAGAAGCAGTATGGGTACGGCGGCAGTCCCGATGGAGATCCTGATGTAAATGGTGGTGCTGTAATGGTTGGTTTGACGCTTTTCTCTTTGGTTGTGTTTTCACTCTATTCGGGCAAGTGGAACTTTGCTTTATACAACACGATTCTATTGGTGATTCTCTCGATTGGAAGTAGTATTGTAAATTAAAATGTTAGGCAGGATTACGTGGACGGATTATACCATCGATGATGAGTTGGGGGTATTGGTACGTGCTTCAGCACGTATGGAAGATGATTCTAAATTTAATGGGTATATCCAAGGAACAGAACCATACATTTTCGCACCCGAGAATGAAGGCGTTCCCGATAAAGATTATATCCAATATACAGAAGATAGTTACGAGTCTCTTTTCGATCACGAGTTACAGAAAATTGTTACAGAAACACCCCAACAAGCTGGTGGGCTTACAGACAATTTTTCGTGGACGGGCGAAGGCGACGTACCATATTATCGAAGAGTCGCTATACACGATGGTCTAAGTGGATATGTGGATATACCAGAAACAGAAGAAGAGTATGGAGGACTTCCACTAGTCCATGTTGACGATATTGATGTAGAACCCGAAACTGAAAATACTATTCAGCCAAGGGTGTGTATTTCTGACATTGAGGTTCACGTTCCCGAAGAAGATAGGATTTCGACTATGAATATATTATTAGTCGTATGGAGACTTTGAATGATAAAGGTAGAAACATCCATTCTTCGTGGCTTTCTCCGTTCAATTCTTCCGGATTCTCACAAAATAAAAGTATGAAGATTCGTGGCTTGCCGTCTTTTGATATGATGCGCGGTTTTTGCGATAAGCTTACCTTCAGTAATTGGAGATCCAAGTCTCTAGAGTATGTTTCTAACGAAGAGTTAGGAATTGGGAAGATAGACGATGTAAATATTAATGAAGATTGGGAAAATGAACCTTCCAAGCTTATAGCTTACAATATCGTTGACGTTATTCTTACTGTGGCTCTTGATGAATCAAATGATATTCACAACTTCTTTTACGATATAGCCGACGCTTCAGCTATTCCTATTTACGATACGTTTTATGAAAAGAGGCTAGTTGACGGTTATATTATGAGTCGTCGGGGCGATGATGAAGTTCTTCCTTCCTCTAACGAGGTAGAAGAGGTGGATAACGCTGGTGGGTATGTGGAAAATGCTTATGATGGTAGAGTAGAGAATGTCGGTGTTTCTGACTTGAAATCTCTGTATCCAAGCGGCATGATTACTTGGAATCTCTCCACAGAAACACTTTCTGAAACCTCTGACGGCTTTGATAATTATGTGAAAGTTCCCAAGGTTCCTGAGCCAAAGAATGTCCAAGGTTCTATTTTGAGAGAAGATATTGATATGGAATGGCTGTATGCTTCTCTTGATGAAGAAGGCATTATTCCACGAACATTAAAAGGTCTGTTCAAGAAGAGAAATTACGAGAAAGAGCAGCGGTCAAAGGTTGAGCCTGATTCTTCTGAATACGATAAGTGGGATCGAAAACAGGGAGCAACAAAGGTGATTATGAATAGCTTCTATGGTGTCTCATCTAGTCCATATTGGCGTCTTGCTAATGAATATCTTGGTGATGCTGTTACTTCTACTGCTCGATATACGCTTTGGAAAGGTAAACAGACAATCGAAAACCTTGGATATGAAGGAGTATACGGCGATACGGATTCACACTTCATTAAGTTGAAAGAAGATAACTTGGAAAGTCTAATCGGTGAATTAGAGTGGATATCGGAAGAAATGGATAAAGACGCTTCAAAGATACTTAATGATATTTATGTTCCACAATGTCCAGTTTGTGAACAGTCTCCGATGCTTGATGAAGACACAGAAGAATACTATTGTCCGAGACATGGCGATATTCCTTTAGAACACCCGTTTCTTCAAGACTCTAATCTTCACGGTGATAATAAGACGTGTATGAAATGGGAGCCTGAAAAAATCTATTCTGTGTGGATGCAGCTTGATAAAAAGAAGCGATATGCTGGTAATATAGATTGGAAAGAAGGCACTTACTATGATGAACCCAAGATTTCCATTTCTGGATTCGAAAATCAACGCTCGGATTCCATGCCTGTTACTGCTTCGCTTCAAGAAGAGACAATTGAATTGATTCTTACCGGAGCGAGCTTTGAAGAAGTATCTGATTATATTCAAAGTATAATTAGTGAAATTGATGCTTCAAATGAAGATGTGAATGAATTTGCTCTCCCCGGCTCTATCAACAAGGCATTAGAAGATTATCCTAATAGGCAGATACCAAGAGCTTCTATGTACTCCAACGAACACCTAGGTTATGACTTTGGAGAAGGAGATGATCCCTTCGTTTATCTCGTTAATGAGACTCCACCCCAACATCCAAATACAGATGTAGTAGCGTTTGAGTGGGATGAAGAGATACCAGACGGGTTTGAACTTGATAAAGAAGCAATAATCGAAAGAGGTATAAAGAAGCCAATCGATACCATAATTAATGAGGCGGGGTGGACTTTCGATGAGATCCGGAGTGGAAAGAAAACAAAGTCAATGGACTTTGGGGGCGGAAATCCATTTGAGTAATGCCTAATTTTGTTCCCGATTTGACGGGCGGATATATACTTACCAACAAAGGTGAGTATATGTGTGAAGTAGAAGATGGAGAAGGAGAAGTATTACAAGTTCCTTCTGATCAGGTAGATGATAGTTGTTCAGTAGGCCATCAGGTAGCTTTTAGAGAGCCACCATGTCAAAGTTGTAACTCGGATAGGTTCTATGATGAAAATAGAGAAGAGTATTACTGTCCTGTGTGCCATGATTAGTCTTCGTATTTCAGAGTATGACACACTCGATGAAGAGCTTTTAGACCAAATCTGGTATAAAGCAGATAGATACGATGATATAGAAGCATATGACCACCCGAAGTATATCGAA